TGACGTCGGCCGTGACGGAGACGCTGACGGGCGTTTCGGCTCCCAAACCTTCGGATGTGACGGATATGACGCGCCGCCAGTTTATGACGGGTGTGGCGGCTGCGGGCGGTACGGCGGCGATGGGGCCAGAGCTGCTGACAAAAGCGGCTCCGGACATTGCGCGGCAGGCCGCGCCGTGGGAAGCGTTGGTTGCTCGGGCGAAGAACATTTTGGATAACCCTGTGCCGTGGCGTTTTTCAAAGGCTGCTGCGGACATCCCCTACGAGGAGCTGATGCGGAGGGAGGCGCTTAGGGAAGAAGGGCTTCGAACGCTGCAGGACGACGTGTACGAAGCGGCGTTGGGTGATCCCGAAGGTTTTGCGGACACTATTTTGCGGAAAACTGATCCTGAAGACACGCTGGAAAAAACAGGGATTAACCGGCGGATGAATGAAGTTTTTGCAAGATCGGGCCTAGACTACAACGGTCTTTCGGGCGGGGCTTTGAGAGAGTATCCAGAAGAAGTTGCAGAAAGAGCCAATGTTTCAGTAGACGATGTGGTTCGATATTTTGAAGAGCTGGATGAAGGCACTCGGGACTATCTTGCAATGAAGGGGTACAACACGCTGGCAGACTTGGACCCCGACCTCGCCCAAAAACTGGACAGGGTGGCTGTCGGGGTTGCTCGGGACAAGCTTCTTGACGGAGACATGGGTGAGATTGACCGGCTTGTCGGCAATGCTCCTTCCCAGTTCGTAGGCATGAGCAGTGAGGACTTTGAACTTTGGAAGGCTCTGGAAAGAAAACGCCGTCAAAAAACAGAAGACGAGATAGAAGCAGCTCTTGGTTTTGGTGCGATTGATGACGAGATGGCGGAGGGTTTCAGAAAAAGATTGGGTGAGTTCGATCCGGAGGTGATCTTTTTTGAGTTTGGCATAGAGAATTGAGGATGCGTAGGTAATGGCTGAGTATCTGACAGCCCCTTCGGTGGGCGAAATGCTGAATGCCCCAGCGGTTCCGGCCCGTCGGGTGCCTGAGAGGGACCTGCTGGATTACTACCTTGGGCCGACCGGGGTGGTGGAACGTGCCGCCGCGGCCAACGAGGTGTTGAACCCCATTGTTGCCCTTTCCGATGCGGGTCAGGACTTGCGCCGGGGAGACTACTTGGGGGCTTTGACCAACACGGCGGCGGCTGCAGTTCCGATTGCTGGCGGACGCATGGCGATAAAGGCTGCGCGCGGGGTGCCTTCGTTGGCCCCTCGCACGTATGACGATGTGACGTCGGCCGTGACGGAGACGCTGACGGGCGTTTCGGCTCCCAAACCTTCGGATGTGACGGATATGACGCGCCGCCAGTTTATGACGGGTGTGGCGGCTGCGGGCGGTACGGCGGCGATGGGGCCGGACCTTTCGGGTTTGGCCAAAAAAGCGGCCCCGGATGTTGTGAACCGCACAGTTTTTGACGGGTTGCTGGCAAAAAGAGCAAAAAAGTTGGCGGAAGAAAAAGCTCTTGAAGAACCGTTGGGGCTGTTGAGACAAACCATACGAGCCGCAGGGCGCTTTGAAGACGCGCCTCCTATACTAATGACGGAAGAAAGGGCGCTTCAAATTGACGAGGCGCGAAAAGCAATAGCGGAAGAGCGCAAGATTCGCGGCGAGCTGCAGGACGTTGGCTATGAACTTAATTCCATAGACCAAGAGTTCTTGGAAGCCCTTCTTAACACCGATGGCGCGGACGAAATTTTGGACTCCTTGGACTCAAAAGATGCGGCCGACATAAGTAGGGTCGCGTTTGACGCGTTGGCGAGAAAGGTTTCCGAGTTGGACGGAGGCTTTGGCGACTTCGATTCTTTTGACGACGTCCTTGATCTAGCGTCTGCCTCAAACGTTGACGAACTTATGGAGCGCGGGCTGACAAAAAAAGAGGCCGAACTAGCGATTAAGACGCTTCCTCGGTCTGGTTACAGATATTGAAGGATGCGCCGTTGATCTATCGCCCCGGAACTTTGGAAGACGTACCGCGGGCCGTGGACTTTGTGTCGCGGGCGCTGGAGGAGGTTGAGCCGTACGGCGCGAAGGTGGACAAGGTACATTTGGCGCGGCAGTGCATGCAGCGCGGCATGGACCCGAACTCGCTGAACCTGCTGGCCGAGAAGGACGACGAGATCATAGGTATCTGTATTGCGGGTATCACGGACCAGATTTACAGCCCTGAGCTGTTCTCGTACTTGTTTTTCTGGTATGTTGCGCCCGCGTACCGCGGTTCGATGGCCGGGGCCCGCATGATAAAGATCATGCGCAACTGGGCCGAGAGAAAAGGTGCAACAAAGCACATTGCGGTTGTCAACTCTGGTGTTGACGATGAGATGGCGGGTAAATTGCTGGAGCGGATGGGGTATCGCCGCAGCGGCACGGAGTATATAGGCTGACATGCAGGCACTGGACATCCTTCCAGAGGGCGCGCTTCGCGAATACTTGAAGCTTGCGGAGGCGCACGCGAAGATCGAAACGCGGGCCGCGGCGCAGGCGAAGTTCATGCCCTTCGTCCACCACGTCTACGAAGGGTTCGTCGAGGGCAGGCATCACCGTATAATTGCCTCGAAGCTTGAGAAAATCGCAAAAGGCGAGTTGAAGCGGCTGATCATCAACATGCCGCCTCGTCATTCCAAGTCCGAGTTCGCATCCTACCTGATGCCTGCGTGGTTCTTGGGGCAAAACCCCAAACTCAAGATCATTCAAGCCACCCACACGGGTGAACTTGCTGTTCGCTTCGGCCGTAAGGTGAGAGACCTTCTGAATGACCCGGCGTATCAGGAAGTTTTTCCGCAGGTGCAGCTGAAAGAGGACTCGCAGTCGGCGGGACGCTGGGAAACGGCGGCTAAGGGCGAATACTTTGCTGCCGGTGTGGGCTCGGCCGTGACGGGTCGCGGTGCTGACCTGTTCATCATCGACGACCCGCACTCGGAACAGGACGCCTTGTCGTCCACAGCGTTCGATCACGCCTACGAATGGTACACCTCCGGCCCTCGGCAGCGTCTGCAGCCCGGCGGGGCCATAATCGTGGTCATGTGCATGACTGGGGATACCCCCGTGCTGATGTCTGATGGCACAGAAAAGGAGCTTCGCCATCTTCGCCCCGGAGATGTCGTTGCAACGTATGCGGACGGCAGGCTTGAAACCGCTCGGATCAACAATTTTCAGTCAAGTGGTTTTGATTCGATATTTACAATACAAACACGATCTGGCAGAACTGTCCGGGCAAACGAAAGACATCCGTTTCTCGTTAAGACACGGAAAGGAACTGAATGGGTCAGGCTGAAGGATTTAAGGCCGGGGATGGAACTTGTCGTACTGAAGGGTGCGACAGGCCGCAGCGGTCAAAAACCGGACGTGGAAACGGCTTGTGCCACACGTGTCAGGCTCGGCAATCCTACCACAAAAGAAATCCCGGCGGCGTGCAGAACGCGCCGGGCTGGAAAGGCCGGTGGAAGGGTGTCCTATGCTCTGTTGAAGGGTGCGATAGACAGGTCTCTTCGCGCGGCCTCTGTGCTAAACACTATCACCAGAAGCATGTTCCTCCCAAGTCATCCGAAAGTGCCCGTCGCGCTCGGATCAGGCATCGCTACAACATCACCGAAGAGCAGTACGAAGAAATGGTTCTTGCCCAAGGCGGATGCTGCGCGATTTGCAGGGAGCCTCCATCAAAGCACAACACCCGTGCCCACTGGAACGGAAAGCTGTGCATTGACCACGACCATGTCACCGGGCGTGTTCGGGGACTGTTGTGCAACGACTGCAACCTTGCCGTTGGATATGGCAAAAGTCCGGAGCGGTTGCTGTCCGCGGCAAGATACCTCCGACTTCACAACGGATGAAATCCTCTGCATCCTCCCGGCGGGGGTAGAGGAGGTTTTTGACGTAGAGGTTGATCGCACCGAAAACTTCATTGCGAACGGTGTCGTCAGCCACAACACCCGCTGGGGGAAGAAAGACCTCACAGGCCGTTTGCTGGCTGCGCAGGCCAATGATCCGCTGGCCGATCAGTGGGAGGTCGTGGAGTTCCCGGCGCTGATGCCGTCGGGCAACCCTCTGTGGCCGGAGTTCTGGAAGAAAGAAGACCTGCTGTCGGTCAAGGCCTCGCTTCCGCTGCCTAAGTGGAACGCGCAGTGGCAGCAGAAGCCCACGGGTGCCGGGTCCGACATTATCGGAAAAGATAAATGGCAGATGTGGGAGAAGGAAAAGATCCCTCCAATCAAATACATCATTCAGGCGTACGACACGGCCTTTTCGAAAAAGGAAAGCGCTGACTACTCCGCAATCACGACGTGGGGCATTTTTGAGCCGAAGGACGGCGACAAGGACAACATCATTCTGCTGGACGCGCAGCGCGGCCGGTGGAGCTTCCCGGAGTTGAAGGAGGTTGCCTTCAACGAACACAAATACTGGGAACCCGACATGGTGATCATCGAAGCGAAGGCCACGGGCCGACCGCTGATTGACGAGCTCCGCGCACGCGGTATCCCGGCGATGGGTTTTTCGCCCGGCCGAAGGGCCGGGGGCGGCGGTGTGGACAAACATTTGCGCATGCACACCGTGTCACCGCTCTTCGAAGCTGGTATGGTGTGGGCACCGGCGGACAAAAAGTTTGCCGAGGAGGTCATAGAAGAGGTATCTTCGTTTCCAAACGGGGATCATGACGACTTCGTGGACAGCATGACGCTGGCCTTGATGCGCTTCCGGCAGGGCGGGTTTGTTACCCTGCACGAGGAAGAGGAAATGGATGAAGCCCACGTACCGCGGGCACGGGAGTATTACTGATGGCACTGCCTCCGCAGCCCTTCGGCAACATGGTTGATCGTCAACCGCAGGACATCCCGCAGGATGGTCTGGGTGTAGAAGTGCCCGTCGCGGCACCCCCGGACTTTTCTAGTGGCGCACAGGTTACCATGCAGGACGACGGCTCGGCCCTGATCGAAGCCCTGTCCGCAATGGAAGGCGCGGACGAGCAGGAGCTGCAGGCCGCGCTGATTCCGTTCGATGCCAACCTCGCGGACTTTTTGGACGACGACGTTCTGGATTCGCTGGGCCAAGACCTGATCTCGGCCTTTGAAGAGGACCTTGAGTCGCGGTCCGAGTGGGAAGAGGTCTACAACAAGGGCCTAGATCTGCTGGGCGTGAAGATGGAGGACCGGGATCAGCCGTTCGAGGGTGCGTCTGGTGTGACCCATCCGGTGATTTCGGAATCCGTCGTTCAGTTTCAGGCGCAGGCGTACAAGGAACTGCTGCCTCCGGGTGGTCCGGTCAAGTCACGCATCGTAGGGGCCGAGACACCGGAGGTCGTCCAGCAGGCGGCCCGGGTCAAGAATTACATGAACTACCTCATCCTTGATGAGATGGAAGAATACGACAGCGACATGGATCAGATGCTGTTTTATCTTCCGCTTTCGGGATCGACGTTCAAGAAGGTCTACTTTGATCCGGTGCTGCAGCGTCCGGTGTCCAAGTTCGTGGCCGCGCAGGATGTTGTGGTGCCGTACGAGACAGCTGATCTAAGGTCCGCGCCGCGCATTACGCACGTCCTGAACATGGGCGAGAACGACATTCGCAAAATGCAGGTCAGTGGGTTTTACCGTGATGCAGACTTGCCGTCGCCGGGGTATATCCGCCGCGACGACGTGGAAGAGAAGGTTGACGAGCTGCAGGGTGTGTCGCCCAGCGGCTACACGGACGACGTCTACACACTTCTGGAAGTTGACGCCGAACTGGACATCGAAGGGTTCGAGGATCCGAACGGCGTGAAGCTGCCCTATGTAGTTACGTTGGACCGGGACAGCGGCACCGTGTTATCGATTTACCGGAACTACCGCGAGCAGGACCCGCTTCGCCGCCGCCTGCAGCATTTCACGCACTACAAGTTTCTGCCCGGTCTGGGCTTTTACGGCTTTGGCCTGACCCACATGTTGGGCAACCTCGGCCGGGCGGCTACCAGCATTCTGCGTCAGCTGATTGACGCAGGCACGCTGGCCAACCTGCCCGCAGGTTTCAAAGCCAAGGGCATCCGGGTGGCCAAGAACGACGAGCCGCTGCAGCCGGGCGAATGGCGCGACATCGATGCCCCGGGCGGCGCGATCCGCGATTCTCTGCTGCCGCTGCCATACAAAGAACCTTCGGCCACACTGGCATCCTTGCTGGGCGCTCTGGTGGACGCAGGACGCCGGTTCGTCTCGTTCGCTGACCAGCAGATGTCCGACGGCAATGCCCAGCAGGAAACCCCTGTCGGCACGACCATGGCCATGCTGGAGCGTGGCACCAAGGTCATGTCCGCGATCCATAAGCGTTTGCACAATGCCCAGAAGCAAGAGTTCAAGATCCTTGCCCGGGTAATCGCGGACAACGCGCCCGTACAATACCCGTACAACCCGATTGGCGGGGAGCCTGCGATCAAGGCGCAGGATTTTGACGGTCGGGTGGACGTGATCCCTGTTTCTGACCCGAACATCTTTTCGATGGCGCAACGTGTTGCTCTTGCGCAACAGCAGCTGCAGCTGGCGCAGGCCGCGCCGCAGATGCACGACCTGCGCGCAGCCTACATGCGTATGTATCAGGCACTAGAAGTCCAGAACATCGAAGAGCTTCTGCCTCCGCCGCCCCAGCCCCAGCCGCTGGATGCATCTACGGAGAACGGTGTGATGCTCTTGGGCCGCACGGCGCAGGCCTTCGAGACACAGAACCACGAGGCGCATCTGACCACCCACATCATGGGGCTGCGGATTCCGCTGGTACAGCAAAGCCCGCAGCAAAAGGCCTTGTTCTACGCACACTGCATGGAACACATCGCAATGCTGGCCCGGCAGAAAGTGATGCTTGAATCGCAGGAAATGATCCAGCAGGCTCAGATGGCCGCGCAAACAGGCGCAATTAATCCGCAGCAGGTGATGCAGCAGATCGCGCAAATCCAACAGGCGTTGAATGACCCAGAGCAGCTGGCAGCGTATGCCGCTGTGGTCCAGCACCAGTTGCTGGAGCAGTATCTTCCCGACATGTTGGAAGGTGACGCCCCGGCGTCTGACCCGCTGGTCGAGATTCGTCAGCGAGAGTTGGACATCAAGCAGCAGGAAGTTCTGTCCGACGCGCAGGTGGATCGGGAAAAGCTGGACCTGCAGCGCAAGCAGCTGGAGCAGAAGGCCGCGGGCGAAGCTGCGCGGATCGAACTGCAGGAAGAAATCGCTGAAGATCGCAACCGCGTGAACCGGGAGCGAATTGAGGCCACCATGAGAATGGCGCAGATGCGCAATACCGGAGGACCGAGGTAATGCCTGTTCTGATGATACAGTTCGGGGACATGACCCCGGTAGACAAGATGGAAGAAGATGAAGAGGGCCGCACCTGTCCTCTGGCCACGCGCAATTTCGAGGTCAACGACGAGAACCGTGAACGTGCGATGGAAGAGTACGACTATCGCGACCCTGCAGATGATGGTGGTTTTGTCGAAACGGAAGTGTGCGGGAATTGCTCGTACTACAATCTGACCGAAGACATGATGGAATGCATCGGTGACGAATCCGGGGACACCGGCTACTGCCAGAAGCTCAAGTTCGTTTGCTCTGCAAATATGACCTGTGACAAATGGGAAGCAGGCGGACCGATGAAAGCCGACGTAATGGACATGACGCGCGAGGCGTTTTAATGGATGTTGTGGATTTTGCGTCAAAGTTGTACAAGTACTTGAGTGATAGGGAACAAGATCTGACCGACACGCTTGCTGCGGGGTCGGTCAAGGACTGGCCGGATTACCAACGCTTGGTGGGCGAGATACGGGGTGTCGCTCACTGTCGCGCAGAACTGAAGACCCTGCTGGAGGCAACAACAGGCGATGACGAGCCTATATCTGCCGGAGCACGTCGCTAAACGCGTAGTCGCGGACAAAGCGAGCTCCAAGACGGAACCGGAAAAACCATCCGCGTACGTCAAACCCGAGGACCGAGTTCTCGACCCCTCACTGCTTGAGAAACCGCTGACCGAACGCCTTCCGCAGCCTACGGGCTGGCGGGTGCTGGTCATGCCGTACAAGGGCCGCGGCAAGACCGCCGGAGGCCTGCATATCCCGGACGAGGTCCGAGACCGCGAGGCGCTGGCCACCGTGGTCTGCTACGTGCTCAAGGTAGGTCCGCTGGCCTACAAAGACCCGGGCAAGTTTGGCCCGGACAGCGAGCCGTGGTGCAAGGAAGGCGATTGGGTGTGCATCGGCAGATACGCCGGTTCGCGATTCAAGATCGATGGCGGGGAAATCCGCATGATCAACGACGATGAGGTTCTGGCGACACTGCTGAACCCAGACGACATCGTCAGCGTGTGAGGAAAAGACAATGAATACAGAGACCGACGAAGGCGTCGAAATCGAGGTTGATTCCCCGGAAACAGAAGTCGAGGTGGAGTCCTCTGGCGCTGAAGAAAGAGTCCAGAAGGAAGAACCGGATGAACTTGAACAATACAGTGCTTCTGTTCAAAAGCGCATCTCGAACCTGACGAAAAAGTACCGTGAAGAAGAGCGGCAGCGTCAAGAAGCCGCTCGGTTTGCACAGCAGGTGTATCAGGAAAACCAGCAGCTGAAACAGCGAATGCAGCAGCTGGACTCCGGTTACCTGACGGAGTACGGCCAGCGTGTAGAGACGCAGATCGCAGCAGCGAAACGTCAGTACAAAGAGGCCTATGAGGCAGGCGACACGGACGCCATGATTGCGGCCCAAGAAATCTTGGCAACCGCTACTGCGGACAAGCAGCGCTATGACGCGGCTCGGGCCAAGGTAGAAACCAGCCGACAGACCTATGCACAGCAGCAAATACAGCTTGCAAGGCAGCAGCACGCGCAACCGCAGCAGCACGCGCAACCGCAGCCTCAACCTGATCCCAAGGCACAGGACTGGGCGTCAAAAAACGAATGGTTTGGGCAAGACGAGACCATGACCTACGCGGTGTTTGGAATACACCGACGCTTGGTCGAAGAGGAAGGCTTTGACCCAAGCAGCGATGAATACTATACTGAGGTTGACCGGAGAATGAGGAAAGAGTTTCCACATAAGTTCCGCAGTCAAAATTCGGGCAAGGCGCAGGTCGCACCTGCTGCGTCTTCAGCATCCCGCAACCCAAAGCAGGGGCGCAAGGCCGTGAAGCTCACGCCTTCACAGATTGCGATGGCAAAGCGCCTGAATGTTCCGCTTGAGGAATATGCAAAGTTTGTGAAGGATTAAGTCAATGACGAATAACAGAGCTCCCCGGTCTACCACAACGCGCGAAACAGAAGCGCGCCGCAAGCCTTGGACACCACCAAGTCACCTTGCCGCTCCCCCTCCCCCGGAGGGTTATGTCCACCGCTGGGTCCGCGTTGCAATGCGCGGCGAGGAGGACAAGATGAACGTGTACGCAAAGCTGCGTGAGGGCTGGGAACCGGTCCGTGGGGAAGAATACCCCGATTTCGCGGCTCCGACCGTCGAAGACGGTAAGTACGCGGGCGTCATCGGCCAAGGTGGTTTGATTCTGTGTCGCATGCCTGCAGAAACAGCAGCTGAAAGATCCGCGTATTACGGGAACCGGACCCGCGAACAGATGACCGCTGTTGATCAGGACCTGATGAAGGAACAACATCCTTCAATGCCGATCCATCGTGAACGGCAAAGTCGTGTCTCTTTCGGAGGAGATCGTTCTTCCGAGTAATGCTTGAAGGAGCTGAAAAATGGCCAATATCAATGGCGCATTCGGCCTTCGTCCCATCGCGAAGATGGGTCAGAATGCCAACAGCACCGGCGCGACCGAGTATCGTATTGCTTCGACCAATACGAACGCGATCTATCAGGGTTCTCCTGTCATCCCGCTTGCCGCAGGTGTCATCGACATCGTCGGCGCTGCCGCGGGTGGAACAGTTGGCCTGTTGGGCGTGTTCTGGGGTTGTGAATACGTTTCGTCGGTCACCGGTGAAAAGGTCTTCTCGAACTACTGGCCGGGATCGGGTGCAGACTCGAACCATCCGGTCAAGGCGTTCGTGTATGACGACCCTGCCCAGCTGTTCGTGGTCTCGACCTCGAACGTGGTTGCAGGTTTCGACACCGAGGCCGAAGTTCGCACAGCTGTGTTCTCGAACGCAAACTTCGCGACTGCAACTTCGGGTTCGACCGTTTCCGGCATTTCGTCGGCAACTC